GATACACTGACTTCACTAACGACGGCAATGCTAAGTCTGCACTACGCTATCAGCAGTACTACCAGCAAGATGCTACTGGGTCTAATGTAAATAGCACTGAAACAACTGTAGCAACGTCTTTAGAAACACTAAAGGACCTTGTAAAGAACGTTTGGACAACAGGTCCGACTGCTGGACAGGAAGTTGTACACGGCGAGAAGTATAAGATTAGACTTGTAAATAACAGTGGACAACTTGACCAAACTGATTCCGATAATGTTGACGCACTTCCAAGTAAAATAGTACGTGGTAAAACCAGCGGCGCTATTGGACAAATTACAAGCTTTGAAAACAACGCAACCCCAGGCTTTACTGACTTCTATGTTAATATGCTATCTCCTTTAGACTTTATTGTAGACGAAGAAGTTGATTACGGCTATAAAACTGTTACCAAGCAGGTAACTATACAAGTCGAAGGCGGAGTGTTTGAAGAAGACTTTCCGATTAAGATTCCAGCAAACACCAGTGTAATTGGTAGCGAGTTCCGTAGAACTGTTATCAAGCCACGTAACGGTGTTTCTCAAAGCTCACACGCTGGCACATACTTCTACAGAGACAACGAGTTTGATGGACTTACTATTGTTAATGAAGGTGTTGCTGTTAACGACCAGCAAGGTAACGAAAAAGGTAAAGTAGGACGTCACTACTTATACCGTGCTGATAGACCAAAAAACACAGGCTCTGTAATTGCTAACACAGGTAGCTATACAACCGCAGCAAACATTCTATTAGAAAACAAAGAATACATTGTTGAAGAATCACTACGTTTCTTAGACACAAATTACAGCAGTGTTACATACAATGCTGAATCTTACAGAACAGACTTTAGAACACTTGTTGACACTCTTGCTAATGATCTACGTGACGGCGGCGATGCGCACAGTCTTGTAGTTCAAGGTTCATACCACGAAGTAGGAAACACAGACTACCTAAGCCGCTTTGGTGATAGTTCCACTGAAGTAGCTGTAGAAGCTGCTATTGACAACGTAGCTGTATTAGCTAGTAACTTATTAACTGCTACTGCTCCGGTTTACACAGACAGTAGCTACACTGCAGGTAATAGCGCAGTAACAAATATTGTTAAGCCAAATCTAAGCTTAGGCAGTGGCGAAGGCGGTACTGCCACAGTTATAACAAACTTAACTAGTAAAATTAACTTTGTATTCAGCATTGACTACAATCCACCGCTACGCAACTGCGATATTGATGTGTTCTTGCTAAACGATGCGTCTACTGTAGAAAATATTACAGTACAAGGACACAAGTCGTTTGCTATGGTTCTTGACCCACATGGGCAAGTACTAACTAAAGCACCGTACATTGCCAACAGCTCTAGTGTAACACAAAGCACAAACACAAAACTGTTTGCTGGTGGTGCTTTTGCTGATGCGTATACTGGCAATATTCCAGTTAAGATTAGAGGCAACTCAGGTACGTTCGACGACGGAGTACGTGGTACTGTAAGTCTTAACGCATTTACTCTTTGGGTCGAAAGCGAAGATGTTGACGTTATCGGGGATAGCACAAGCCTAAGCACACAAGGCTTAAAACTAAAAGAACCACAGGTTCCTGCTGTATTCTATGTGGGCGGTGTACGCTATCAGGTTAACGCTATTAGCAACTACGATCAGGATCTTGGTCGTTGTATTGTTTACTTAGACGCTAGCGCAAACAGTAGCAACGGCTACACAGGATCTGTTGACGTTGACACTTATATACAAAGTGGCGGTAGTCGTAGTATTGAAATTAGCAACTTTGCTCAAAGCAACGATTTAGCATACGGTATTGCTGGTGCTAACGGCGCACAGATTACTGCCACTGGCATTGAAAGTACTTACACTCAATCTGCGTTTTACGCCGCTGACGGTACTGACATTAAAGTTTCTAACTCTACAGTAAACTTTGGTAAGTTTGGTCTTGTAGCAGATGGCGCAGATCCAAACGAAATTCCAGATGATGTAGATCTAATTAGTAACTCTACACAAGCTGCTAAGGCTTATGTGGATGCTAGCTACACTGGCGGCTCAGGCGACGGCTCTCTTGCTGTATATGATTGTGCTGTAGCACCGATGCAGGGTGGTATTATAACTATTGATCACAGTACAGCAGGTACACTTAACTATCGTATCACATCTGTAACTGATGTTACCGCAGCAAGTCCTACACCGGCACCATCGCCAACTGTGCTAAACGTAAATGTTTATCAACTACAATTTGTTGCTGAGAATTCGTCTACTACTGATTTCTACGGTACGCTACAACAGGCTGTTACCGACGATACTATTGTTGAGATTCGAAGCGGTACGCAATTCCTTTACGATAACGTGGCAGCAGCAGGTACACTTAACCCAAGGCCAAATACAACTATAACGTATGACGAGTCTGCGGACGTTGGTTACAAAGCAACTGCGTTTGCTACCACTGACAACTACGGAAACGCTTTATCTGCTAACCGTGTGCGAGCAACATTCGATGCAGACTATAAGTACATCGAGCTTACTCCTAACACTACACACAACAGCAACGGCTTTGGTAGCACTGCTAACGACACAAAATTAGCAATCGAAGTACTAGCAGGCGGCGCTGCTCCGTTCTTAGATAGCACAAGAGTTGTCGGTAAGATATTTGCTCACGCAGGAAAAAGTCATTACATTACAACTTACAAGAATGTAACTACGCTAGAAATGACAAGCGCTGTTTCGTTTACCGCTGGCGATACTGTAACACAAGCTGTATCAGGTGCTACTGGTACAGCACTAAAGACTGTGTCAAGCGGAACGACTGTACATGTTTATGATGTAACCGGAACGTTTGATACAACAAACACTATTTCCAGTGTTGTTCCAACTACTGTTACTGTAAACAACTTTGCTTATGTTGAATTTAATGTAAGCGACTCAAGTGTAAGTGGCTCTAATATTAATCCATCGCCGCAGGCTGCTGGTTTAAACACTGCGATTACAACTACAAGAAAATTATTCGCAGGTGTTCCATCTGGCGCTGACGCAAGCGTAGTTGAAAACACAGCAATTATTCGTGCTACAAACACAGTGTTCAAAAGTGTAGGCGCAGGCTCGTTTAACGAAACTAACTATCCAAACGATATTCTTGGCGATCCTGAGAACACACAAGATCCCACAGCGTTTACTGATTCTCCGGCTGCTACTACTGCTGAAGTTTGGGAACGTGGACAAGGTAGAGTGTTCTGGACAAGTACTGACCAATACGGCGTGTTCCGTGTAGGACAGTTCTTTAACGTAGACCAAGCAACAGGCGACACTACTATTGAAGGCGGTGTTGGTATTTCCAACGCTGTGAGTCTTGGATTTAGTTCAGGTACAACAATTAATGAATTCTCAACTGATACAAGTATGAGCGGTGTATCCGATAGTGCTGTGCCAACTGAGAAAGCTGTAAAGACATACATCGATAGACGTTTACACCTAGACGAATCTGGATCGGTTATTTCCGGCGGTGAGAAGCTAGGGCCAGGTTACCTTGACCTTGAAGGTAACACTACTATGGCAGGTAACCTTAATATGGGTAGTAGCTTCCGTATTACTAACCTTGCTACAAACAGTGGTGTTAGTACTGATGCTGCTAACGTAGCATACGTTAACTCTAAAGTAGCAGAGTTTGATAGCATTAGCGAACTAGCTGATACTAGCATTAGTTCTGCGGCTACAAGCGACCTCCTGGTATATAACGGTAGTGCTTGGGAAGATGCTGCTGTTACAGGTGACGTAACACTTACACGCACAGGCGCTAACGCTATTACAAGTGCTATTACAGCAGGTTCTATTGTTAACACTGATGTAAATGCTAGTGCTGCTATTGCGCAAAGCAAACTTGCTCTTGATGATGCTACTACAAGCGCTAAGGGTATTGCTAGCTTTAGCAGCTCGCACTTTACAGTAACTTCAGGTGCTGTTGATATTACCGCTAACAGCATAGCTAAAACAGACCTTGAACAAATTGCCACAAACACTGTTCTTGGTAGAACAACTGCTGGCACAGGTAATGTTGAAGAGATTCTAATTAGTAGTTTAATTAGCGCAGGTGGCGCTGTTGTAGACGCAGACTTTACTACTAACAACACTGGTTCAAAAGTGTTAACACAAGTTGCTGCTGGGTCATACGGCTTAACTAACTTGTCTGCTACAACGTCTAACAACTCTATAGTTAAGCGTTCAACAGCAGGCGAAGTAGATGCTACTGCTTATCAGATTGACGGTAGTCAGATACTTGATGTAGACGGTACTGATACTGTACTTAAAACTACAGCAGGCGGCGTGCTACTAAGAGGCGAAGGTGCTAGTAACCCTGTACTAGAAACAGGCGGCGCAGTTCAAGTAGGCGACATTGCTAACGTAAACAACAGTACATTCCAAGATGCTAGTAGCTACAGCGCAAACACAAGTAAGCTAGCGTCGACTTGGATTTACACAAACTTCTTAGAAGCAGCTACCGAAAAAGACGCTACGAGCACTGGTATTGGCTTAGGAGCCGGTGGCGGGTTTGCTGAGTCTGCTGCTGATTCTATTGTTGCTGTGTCCAACGGTAATGTTAAAGTTGTAATTAACGACAGCGGACTAGAAGTTGCTGCTGGTTCTTACGTAAAGACTAATACAATTACAACAGGCGCAAGTGGCACTGCTGGCACTATAACTGGTAACTGGAGCTTAACAACTGGTTCTAGATTTGAAGCTACTTATGCTGATATCGCAGAATACTACGAAGCAGACCACATTTACGAAGTGGGCACTGTGCTTGTCTTTGGCGGCGAGAAAGAAGTTACAGGCTGTACTGAGCATCGATCCACAAGAGTTGCCGGCGTAGTTTCTAACAATGCTGCGTTTACTATGAATCAAGACTGCCCAGGCATTGCTGCTTGTGTTGCGCTCGTAGGACGTGTTCCGGTGAACGTAATTGGTCAAGTGCGCAAAGGTGATATGTTAGTTGCTAGTGCGGTTCCTGGTTATGCTATAGTCGACAACGACCCTAAAGTCGGAAGTGTAATTGGTAAAGCAATTGAAGATAAGATCGATAACGACAAAGGTGTAGTTGAAACACTGGTCGGCAAGTAATAAATATATAAAAGAGAGCGTAATATGGCTAACAGATATCCACTAATAGTTGACTCAACTGATTCAAATAAAATTAAGGAACTCCCGTCAGGGGATAACCTTAATCTTACAGGAAGCAGTATAAGCAGCGTATCAAACATAACAGCTACTGGCACTGTAACAGCGCCTAGTGTTGTCGCTGACTCTGCTACTATAGGCGGCGCAACTATTAAGAACGTGGCAACTACTGCTAACTACACAGACCTTAATAACCTCCCTACTGCGCTAAGCGACTTTACAAACGATATTAACGCAGTTTCGTCGGGTGCTAACGTAAGTGTGCTAACAAACGACGCAGGCTATTTAACAACAGTGTCGTTTGCTAGCTTAACAAGCAAGCCTACTACGCTTGCTGGATACGGTATTACTGATGCGCTAACAACTGGTTCTAATAACAGTTTGCTTGTTAACGACGCAGGTTATATAACAGCAAGTGATCTACAGACTGGTGTTATTACTGTTGATGTAAATAACACCGGTGACTTAGTTGGTAGTGTATTTGCCGACGACAGTACTGTAATGATCGACAGTTTGCTAGCTGCTGTAAACCTCGACGGTACTGTGCGTGGCAACGTTATTCCAAATAACAACGGCGTACACAATATTGGATCTGGGTCTAATAAGTTTAACGTAATAACAGCCACTACAGTTACGGGTAAAATAGAAGCTACTACTGACTCAGCTCCTACAGCAAACGCAGACCCAGGTAATACTGGTGAAATAAGATACGACGATAGCTTTATATATATTAAAACAGCAAGCGGCTGGAAAAAAGCAGCACTAAGCGCAATAGTTTAACGGAGAGATAAATGGCAGTACAATCAATTAACATAGGCACAATCGCAAACGACGGTACTGGCGATAACTTACGTGTTGCGTTTGAAAAGGTAAATCAAAACTTTCTTAATCTTGATGATCGTTTTTCGTTTACTAATAGTGTTGAAAACTTGGGCAGTGGCTCGGGTGTGTTTTACAGCAAAGAAAATAACATATTGTATTTTAAATCTTTAGTAGCAGGCTCTAATATAGCGCTAAGCACTACTGATAACGAAATAACAATTAACAGCAATGAAAACTTCACTATTCAAGCTGACAGTGACAGTGTTAACATCAGCGGCTCTAGTAAGTCGTTTGGGATCAAAGGTGTTGGTAATGTTAATGCTGGTATTTCGAGCAATGATATTCAAATATCCCTAGACCCAACTGGGCTAGTTGCTCTTGATACTGCTCCTACACTAGGCGGCAACTTAGATGCTAGTAACTTTAGTATTACAAACGTCGCCGGCATAACTGCTTCTACATTTACTGGTAACTTAGTTGGCACAGTAAACGGCATTAGTATTACAAGCTCGTTTGAAGATCTAAACCTTGGCGGTATTGTCTATCAAGTTACCACTAACCAAGAATATGTAATAGCAACGTTAAACCTAGACTACGGTACATTTACTTCTCCTGGATCTTTAAACAGCGACTTTGGAAGCATCGTATCCTAATAAATACAATAGGAGTATATGATGCAAGCTGAACAAATCTGGACTAAGAAATCAGGCAATACTATTGCTACTGTAAATGAAAACGATGTTGTTGCGATCGACCTTCCGTTAATAGATAGTGTTGACTCTACGGCAATCCAAGTTGAAGTTATTAGCGGTAAGCTACCTTCTGGTCTTAGAGTAAATGGTAATCAAATTACAGGCACGCCGATTGAAGTACCGATAGAGACTAAAGTTAGATTTGTACTAAGAGCTACATACAACGGTCATACATTTGACCGTACATTTAATATTGTTGTAGTAGGATCTGACTTACCTGTATGGAAAACTCCAGAAGATTTATTACCTGCTGGCGCCAACGATCAATACTTTGTGCTAGACAACTCTTACGTTGATTTTCAACTAGTAGTCGAAGACGACGATATTAAGGCAGGGCAGGTGTTGCGCTACAGTTTAAAAAGTGGACAAATACCTCCAGGCTTGGCGCTAACGCACGATGGTAAAATTCAAGGAATAGTTGATCCTATACTAGCAATTGAAAAGAGCATCAAAGGCGGGTACGATGCTGCGCCTTATGATTACGGTGCCGGTACTGGTTACGACTGGTACAGTGCTATTGCCAATTCAACTAACGGTTACGACAGTTACTACTACGACTTAGTTAAGTATGATATTTCTGTAAACACACGTACACCAAAAAAACTAAACAGATACTATCAGTTTACAGTTGATGTAACCGACGGCGAGAGCGTAATACCAAGAACATTTAGAATATTTGTAGTAGGTGACGATTTCTTTACTGCCGACATTACTACAATGCAGGCTGGCACTGGCACGTTTACTGCTGATGCTTCTAAGCTGCGTAGGCCAATTTGGCTTACACCGGGCGACTTTGGTTACCGTAGAGCAAACAACTATATTTCACTTCCGTTACAAGTAATCAACAACAGCACAATTAGCGGGCTTGTTTGGTATCGTATGGAAGAAATTAACGACGACGGTACAGACAGTGTACTACCGCCCGGCTTAGGACTTGACTTCCGTAATGGTTACATCGTAGGACGTACTCCGTACCAAAAAGATATCACTGAGACTTACAAGTTTACTGTATCTGCCATACGAGTAAGCTTTGACTCAGAACGTGTAGAGCTACAACAGAAGACAGAAGAAGCAGCAGCACTAAACAGCGCTACTCTAAAAATTAGTAAAACTGAAAAAGTTACTGCTACTGATCTTATAGGCAGAACATTTACAGTTGAAGGTAACACTTACAAAATTCTGTTAGCTGACCTAAGCCATGCAGACTATGATCTGATCACCCTTACTTACGGCACACGCACAGTTATGCCAAAGGGCACCGGCATTAACTTAGGTATCTTTGACTTAACAGAAGCAGAAGAAGCTAAAAGTACAAAAACATTTACTGTTAATTTATTAGGTGAAGTAAACAGTGAAATTACCTGGATAACTAGCGGCAATCTTGGTAGCGTGAGCGCAAACTATACAAGCACAAAGAGAATACAAGCATCCACTTCTGTTCCAAACGCTACATTAGTATACCGTGTACAATCAGGGAGCCTTCCTCCTGGGATGCGTCTTGATTTTAGCGGCGAACTTATCGGTACTGTAAAAAGCTTTGGTAATACAAGCGAGCAAGGGCTTACTGTTTTCGATAACGGTGCTACAAAGTTCGACGCTAATACGACTCGCATGGACAGACAGTTTGAATTCACTGTAGAAGTTAAGGATCATTTTGGGTACAGTATAACTACACGCACGTTTACACTAGTAGTAGACGATCCAAACAACAAAGAATTTAGTAACCTACATCTAAAGCCAATGCTAACAAGAAAGCAGCGTGACACATTTAGAGATATTATAGGCGACCCTCAAATATTCTTACCAGAGCAACTGTACAGACAAAATGATACTAACTTTGGTATACAATACGACCCTACAGTTCTGTTGTACGCTGGTATTGAAACTAAGAACATGCGCTACTATGTAGCAGCAGCAAATTTGTACGGTAAGCGTAAGACATACAGCATAGGCGAGCTAAGAACCGCAGTAGCCAAAGAGCCTGGTACACAAAACGTTATTTACGAAGTTGTATACTTAGACCTAGTTGATCCAAACGATACGTTGATTAACCGCAAAACACGCAAGTCTTACACACATCAGGACTACACGCCTTTGTTAGTTAACAGCAGCCACTATGACGTTACTGACGAAACATACGATAGCGACCCATATGAACTAGTAGTCACTACTAAAGAACAAGGCGATATTGTTGTTGACTTTACTAGTAGCTTAGATATAGAAACTAGAGACAACGGTGTATTACAGTATTTACTAGCACATCAACTTTTTGTGTATACTCGATTGGGCAACATATTAGAAGTTAGCTTACAAACAATTGGCTCTAGTACAAACTATGAACTACGCCCTAGTAATCCAAATGTAGTTACTGTAGACATGGATCTTTACACCACCGACGGTATCTATAAAAACAAAAAAACTATATCCAGTATTACTAACATAAGAGAAGAAATACTTAAAATAGGTGAAACTGAGAAAGACTTCCTGCCACTATGGATGCAAACACCACAGACTACTATTGCGGAAATAGGTTATGTGCCTGCTTTAGTACTTTGTTATTGTAAGCCAGGAGGCAGTACACTAATTAAAGAAAAGATCGAAAATCAAAAAATAAACTTTAAACAGTTTGAGCTTGATATTGATCGAGTAGTAATCGACAACGCAGAGTCGAACGCAGATGATCAGTATCTAGTGTTCCAAAATAAAGAGTATGTAGTCTAACAAGATAAATATTACGGAGACAAAAAATGGCCAGTAACATTACCGCAGATAACATTGATGCTAACTTTCCTGTCGCAGGGCAAGATAATAATAGCCAAGGGTTTAGAGATAACTTTAACCTTACAAAAAATAGCTTAGTCGCAGCTAAGAGTGAAATCGAAGACTTGCAGACTAACACAGCTAAGACCAACGGCGATAACAACTTCGCTGGCAATAAGCTTACTAACTTTCAGCAAGAAAACTTCACCGAAACAGTTTATAGCTACGGTGCTATATCTAATGACCTTGACGTTGACTGGGAGTTTGCTCCGTATCAATTGTTACAGGCAAGCGCAGACATTACACTAACGCTCATTGACTGGCCTACTTCGCCAAAGCACGGCAAGCTAAAGCTACAGATTACCGGCGACGGTACTGAAAGAACAATTAGCTGGATAGCAGGTAACGGCGGTACTATTAAGAAAGACTCTAGTAGGCCGGCAACCTTTACAGTTACTAGCATTAACGATCCTGTGTTTGTTGAGCTTTGGACTACTAATGGCGGCGTAACTGTGTTCGCAAGATACCTAGGTCAGTACACTAGCTAATGAATCCTTTTGTAGACGGGGCTTCGGATCTTAGCGAAGCGCAACTTATAGATAAAATCGAGGATCTATCTCGAAAGTACTTTATGACGTCAAATCCTCAAGTGCGTGAGCAAATGGCTTCAATACTTGACATGTATAAGCTTGAGTTCGAAGAAAGAAAAGTTCGAACTCAACAAAGACAAGACGACGACAATAAAGATCTTGACAACTTAATCAACATCAACTAAACTAATACTATGCTTATAAAAACAGACAACCTCGGGGTGCCTCGTTTTACGAATAAAGATCTAATAGACATGATTTATCAGGGCAATGCTGATAAATGTCATGTAGTTCTCTGCGATCCAAGTGACGAAGTAGACAAGTTTAATGCTGCTATGGAAGAACAAGGGCTGAGTAAACTACAGAAGTATATTTCGTTAGACGTAGATCAAAAGACCTTTGACACTGTATGTCAATCAGAATGGCTAATGCCTCAGAAATACAAAGATATTAATGTACATGTGTACGTACTAGGCAAAGCAAAAACGCCGTGTCCGCAGGACGTGTTGGATCGTATATGGGAAGAACTAGCAGAGTTTGAAGAACACGGGATGCTGGATCTGTTACGCTACATGATTTATCTCGTAGACTTTATGCGAGAAAATAATATCGTATGGGGTGTAGGCAGAGGTAGCTCAGTCGCAAGCTACGTGTTATACTTGCTAGATGTACACAAGGTAGATAGTTTTAAGTATAATTTAGACTACAAAGAGTTCTTAAGATAAGTAACATACAAAGGAGAATACCATGGTAGAAAAATCAAAAGGTAGACCACAACACAGAACTATGCGTGGCACAGTCATTGATATGGACATGCTGCGTAAAAAGAATGAACTTACCCCAGCAGTGGGACTAGGCATGAAAGTAAACGCACGGGGAGATGAAATCGGTCCCGGCGGTAAGATTATTCGTACCCGTGACGAAGTATTAGCTGATTACTACAAAAACAATGATGCAGTAGTAGTGGCTGACCCAGGCAAAGCAAAACCAGACGAGGAATAAATGAAAACATTTACATCTAAAGTAAAAGCAATCGGCGACAAGGTACTTGTATCTGATATGGACTTTGGTGAACAAAAGACCAAAGGCGGACTTATTTTAGGCAGCGACGACGGCAAAAGCCGCGGCGTGCACGCACGTTGGGGTCGTGTGTTTGACAAGGGCCCACGCAACACTGACGACTATAAAGTTGGTGATTGGATTCTTATTGAACACGGTCGTTGGACTCGTGGCGTAGAGTTTGATTCAGAAGACTTTACTGGCACTATTCGTATGGTAGAGAACACTGCTATACTTGGCTACAGTGAGACTAAGCCAGACGATGTGTTATTTGGTACTGAGTACAACGACGGTGAGCATATGACCGTTGACCCAAGCGACTTTGTTTAATGAGTGGTCAGCGACGCTGGCTTAAAGTATGGGCAAGAACTGTTGGCATGCCAATCGGCATTAATGACAACGACAAACCAGAATTCTTGCCCATCTCTCAAACAGACGTAAAGAAAGCACTAGCATTCCGAACATTTTGGATTGTGTTACACATTATAACTTGTTTTGCTATTATAGCAGGCAACGGAAAGGTATTAGGATTTTGGTAAAACCTAACACAAAGTTTACTCTTACAGTTAGAGATATAGAAATAATAGAATCAGCGCTAATGGCAAAAGCCGGGCGTAGAGGTATGGCTATTGCGCAAGGAGCCACCAGCACTACACTCAAAAAAGAAATGCACGAAATACAAGAATTACTAGGTAGATTACATAATCAAAAGAGATGGTATACGCCTAAAGACTTTACTCCGGGAGGATAGCGTATGCGTATTTTTAGTAAGC